GTCTTTAACACCGGTTTCTGCAAATGTTCTAGCCACTAACTCTAAACGTTGTTGAGCAGCAGACATGATTTGTTGCACACCTGTTGCTGTTTTATTCAAGCTATTGCTATCTAAACCTTGATTATATGCAGTAATGCCTGTGCGTTTTTCTTTCATGTCGTCCATATATTCCACCATCGTAAATGATGTTGGTGGGAATGGAGCGTGCTGTAATGGTAGGATAGATGCTGATGGTTCACCATTAACACGAACAACCCCTCCGGGTCTCGATGTCAACATATCATCTAAGTTAACTCTATCAGAGATGGCGTAACGACCGTTGTTAGCTAAATACATATTGTCTAATTGACCACGAATCAATGTAGACTTAATCATTTGTATGTCTTTAGTCAAATCAGTATAAGAACGACCCACGTGTCTGTGTGGCATTAACATAGGAGAGACACAGGCAAATGGAACGTGTTCACATGAATCTTCCTTATATATAATCTGATTACCTAAAACAACAAATCGTTTACGCTCACCATCTACTTTTAAGTATGTATCACGAACTAAAACTTCTGATGTATCTACGGCTCTATCATATTGCTCTGAGTATATATCACGTGCATTGGATTCAATTTCAAACTCATCCATCTCTGCCATGATTTGATTAATTTCATTTTCATCAACATCAAATATCTCTGCTACTTCTGATGGGTGCATTAACTCACGATGCTGAACAAATCGTGCTGTATTTAAATCTGTGCCAATACAATCAACAGACACCATCATGTTTTCAGGTGCAACATTTTTAATTTTAATTTCACCTGTAATTTCTTTTACTTTAATTTTAACGTCATGCAGCATAGGAATAGGAACTAATGCTGGGTCTTGTCCCATCATCATTGCTTGCTGTTGTAATATAGCCATATCAACAGATGGGTCTGGATATTCTTCGTGCTCTTCTATTTCGATGTTGTCATCAGCAGCAAACATATCTAACTGACCATCAGTTAGTCCTTTATATTCTTCAGTCTCGTATTCTTCATTTTCTTCATAATATGCTTTTACATATCCGTTTTTAGAAAGTAATGCGTCTTTAAACCATACATAGAATGTTTCAAATCCGTTATTCTTTTCCATAACCACATGGTTAACGTAATCAGTTTCTTGGTCTGCGGCAGCTACATCTTCTGGGTTCTTTGGCTCAAACTTAACCACTTCATCACCGGATACAAATACCTTTAATAATTGTGGTAATGCTGATTCAATCGTATCTTGAACGTCATATGATACTACTTGAGAACGACCTTCTTGTTCGTTGCCAAATGGCTCGCCCAAATAATACTGAATAGCTTCAGCACGTTCAGCAGATAATTGTGAGTCATTAATGCCATAAGCAATATTTTCCTCATTATCTATCTTGCTGAGTATTTGTTCTTCTGTAAGTTTTTCCATTAAACGATTCCCATGTTAGAGTATTGTATCTCTTGATTATGCCATGATTCATTTGACAGTTTATCAGCTGATACACATAAATACCTAAAAGCATCTGCACCATGAGAATATTCATCATGAACAGGAGCGGTAGGCTCATTAGTTGTGTTGTTAATATTACGTCTATAATGTTTTAAACATTCAATTAAACGGCTTGCAGATTTATCAAAATAAACTTTATGGAAGTTCATTCGTGATACTTTAATACCAGATTCAACGTCAAGTTTAGGAACGATTCTAATATCCCAACCTTGCTTTCTCATAATATCTTCTGCTGATATACCGTATTTAAAATCTTTAGATTGACCATCATGTGGTAAATACATATGACCCCAATTATATTGTAGGTCTTTTAGTTGTGCAGAATAGCTATCTAATGTTCTATGGTCATCTTCTATATAACCAATGATTCTTAAATCAGCTAAACCTTTTTGCACTAATATAATTGACATACTATCGTTCCAACCCAAGTCCATTACCACGTGAACTTTTAACATAGGGTCATAAGGAACATTAGTTACACGTCCTTGTTCTTGTGCGTCTCTTATTTCATCTGCATAAATAGCACCATCAACAGCAGACTTACATTCGCCTTCCCATATGTTTTCATAATCAGGGTTATTAGCTTTTGAATGCAACCGCTCTTGTTCAAGCACATCAGGAAACCAAGGGTTGTCTGCGTAATTTACTTTTTCAACAATGCTATCTTCTGGTGGATTAACTACAAAGCGTTGATATGTATCGTCTGTATCTAAGTCAGGGTTAAATGATACCCATATTTCACTGTTAGGTTTACGTATGGTTGGTATTAATATATCCCATGAGCGTTTAGATATAGTTTGTGATTCCTCACACCAACATATATCCACACCTTCATATGATTTAATTGACTCAACCGTATTGTTAGCAAGACCGGTAAATGTTATTTGACTACCATTCTTGCCTCTGATTTCATTCTCTAATATTTCATAAAACGCACCATAACCCATAGCTTGGATTTGGTCTGATAATAATTGATGAACAGATTGTTTAATAGAGCGTTGTATTTCCCTTGCACATAATATACGTAATTGCTTTTGTGCTGCTTGTATAATTAATGCTCTAGCAAATCCCCATGACTTACCGCTACCACGACCACCATAAGCTACCTTATATCGGTGTGGTTCAAATAAGAATTTTAGTTTACTCGGAAACTTCTTCGTCTCTTGGCTTTGCATCAACGAACTCGATTCCAACGCTTACTGGGATAGGTGAACCATCTGCACCTGTTATTTCATGTTTATTTGTTTCTGCCCAACCGGCTCTAGTCTTTAGCCAAAACATACTTGCAGCAGTATTGCCATTAATAGCTTGGTTATATAAGCCTTGTGCAACTTTAGCATTAGCTTTAATACGACCTTTATCTAATTCTTTGCGATAGTATTTAGTTAATGTATCTGCACTAATTTCTAACTCAATAGCTATATCTTCAAATCTAGTGCCAACTGCTGATAGTTGTTGAACTAACAATCTATTTTCTTCGGTTGGTTCGTGTAGAACTCCTTGTGCCATTTTACTTTCCTTTTATAACTCCGAAAGTTTATACTTTCAGTTGGTTACGTTAATAATTCTGCTTTCTTACCTGTAATGTTTTCCCATCGTTTTACTATTACATCACAAAATTTAGGGTCAAATTCCATAATAAATGCTTGTATATTATGTTTTTCTGCTGCAATTAATGTTGAACCTGAACCACCAAAATAATCTGCAATAGTTTTTGATGTTAAATTAAATCGTTTAATTATCCATTCCATTAATGCTACTGGTTTTTGTGTTGGATGTACACGATTAGTTTTTTCTGATGCTTTGGTAAATTGTCTGACAACACTTCTAAAGTTTGCCCATGCTAATTCACAATCTGTTTGGTCTGATTCACCATTATTTTTATCCCATACTAACCAACATTCGCTGTCAGGTAATACAGATGAATAATAATTTGCACCCCACCATATTTGTTTTGCATCAGGATATAATCCATATATTAAATTAAATGCGTCTTTAGCAATGTCAGGATTATCGTCACCAATTATATCTGTTTTATAATTCTTACTTAATACACCTGATTTTGATACTGCGTTCATTCCGTATGGAGGGTCGGTATGTATTAAATCAGGATATATTCCTTGCATTAACTTCTCTACCGCATCAATGCTTGTGCTATCACCGCACATTAATCTATGATTGCCTAATTGATATATATCACCTAGTTTTGTTTTAGGCTCAACAGGTGGTTCTGGTATTTCTTCTTCTTCGTAATCTAATTCTTCAATCGGATTAGTTAATACGTTTATTTCATCGTCATTAAAACCTAACATATTTAAATCAAAATCATCTTTAATGTCGGTTAATTCTAATGAGAGTAAATCAGTATCCCATGTGCTGTTAATAGCTATTCTATTGTCAGCAAGGATAAATGCTTTCTTTTGTGTGTCAGTAAGATGTTCTAATCGGATAGTTGGCACTTCAGTCATGCCTAATTTTTTAGCAGCTTCTAAACGACCATGCCCAGCTATAATGCCATTGTCTTTATCTATTAAGACAGGATTGTTAAAGCCAAACTCTTTAATGCTTGAAGCTATTTGTAATATTTGTTCTTCGCTATGTTCTCTAGCGTTATTTGCATAAGGAATTAAATCACTTATTAATTTGTTTTCTATTTGCATACAACTCCATTATGGTTGGTTGTCTAAAGGTATTAATAAATTATCTAGTGCCATGCTCCATTCTTCTGCATAGTCACAATCTTTATAATCATCAAAGCATGGTGTGCCAATCGTAAAATGCACCAGCTTGGCATTTTCATTATACTCGTATTCTGATACTAGCCAGTTCCATTCTTTATCTATTTCACCAACTAGGTCTATAAATTCATTTAATAGCCATTGGAAGCGGTGTAAATGCTTGCCACTAGCTGTCATTATATATTCTGGAGTTAATACTCTATTTTTATAGTGTCCACAATTCCAATACATGACACTTGACCAATTTTTTTTAGGGTAATCTTCGTTTTTATTTCCGAGGTATTTAGTCGGGTATTTTGTTTTATAGTCATGTTTGACCACAGAGACTGCTTTTGTTTTATCAATGCTGTTAATTAATTGTGCTATATCTTCACGACATAACATATCACCATCTACAAATAAAGCTTCGCCTTGAAAATCACATAAATAAGGAACTAAAAAACGAGAATAGATAAAAGCATTAGAGCCATCATTATGTGTCTCCATGTAATTGTTTAATGTGTTTAGTGCTAATGGTGTAAAACTTACAGGGATAGTTGCTTTCTCTATCACGCTTTGACAAAAAACATGATATGCAATGGGTTCTACAAGTCCATCAAATCCTACAAATATTCTGAGCATTTTTCAATTATCTGCTCTTTTTCTTTATCTGTCAATTTTACCCAGTTTCTTATTTCCCATAATGTTCTATGACATCTTATACAACGGTCATCAATTAAATAACACTCATAAGTGCATGGGCTTTCTACCAATTATCTTAATATACCTGACATATTTTGCATAAATCTCATATAATCATTATCTGTGAGACCTCCGCCCATTCTTGAATCACCTTCTTTTGGAACATAAATTGTATTTCTAGCTGCTGGTGCATTACCGAACATACCACCTAAAATACCTAATGAGTTAGGATTCATATTTGTGCCACCTGATACAATAGCATTGCCTAATCGATTCATATCCATGTCTGAGGTAGCACCTAATATACCGCCACGTGTTAATTGATTTAATACAGCAGCATCTCTATCAGACATTGCACCGCCAAATTCATTACGCATTGAGTTAGCAAACCAATTTCTATAATCTTCCTCTGGCATAACTCCTGCACCGGCATTATAAAACATTTCAATGTCTTTATCCGTTAACGCACCTAGGTTTTGACCATAGTTTGTTTGACTCATATACATATTTCTAAGTTCTTCTGTTGTTGGGTTTCCAAATCTATCTGGCATAGTTCTTTCCTTTATACGCAATCACTTACGTTTTTTAATAATTCGCTTAGGCTTTTTGGCTGTTTTTGCTGCGGCTTTAAAGTCTGCTGCGGATGGTCTGGTTGGGTCACCTTTTTTTGCCATTTTTTCACCGCTGCCTTCTTTAATTCTTTTTCTTTTTGCATGGATGTTTGCATAAAGTCCTTGTTTAGCCATTATTTCTTTTTATAACCTGTTTTAGTTGTCATCTTTTTGCCTGTCTTTTTAGCAGCTTTCTTTGCAGCTGCCATACCTGCTTTTGTGTAACTGTATTTTTTTCCACCGACCATTGGCATAATTATTTCCTTTTCTTTTTAGATTTACCTGCTTTAGATAATGCGATTGCAACTGCTTGTTTTTGAGGTCGCCCTGATTTTATTTCTGTACGTATATTTGCAGAAATTACTTTCTTTGATTTACCTTTTTTTAACGGCATGGCTGTCCTCAGGGAATTTATTAAGAATTTTGGGCGTAGAAATGCCCACTGCTCCGATTATACCAAAATCGGCAATTTAAGTCAATAGGGAATACGTTGTTCCGCTTTTAAAAGGAGTTTATCTAATGCGAATTGTAATTTTAACTCGTAGTAAAAAGGTTTTTTTGTATGTAAATACCGAGCATATATGGCATTTTGTTCTTCAATGGGTAGTGAATGTATTAAAGCATCTATTGTTCTAACATTATCGTTATCTAAATCTTCTATCATTTCGTCAAATGTATCTACTGTTGAACTGCCACCAGATGATAAGCCAATAGATTTAGACGGATAACCTAATTTATGATTATCATATCTCATCCACCTAGACCAATCATCAAGAAGCTGTAATAGAAAATCAAGTGTCATTAGTCATAAACAGTATCTAAAACATGATTAGTGTAACGCACACCTCCTCCTTTTGCAATATAAGTAATATTAGGAGCATCTTCTGCTTTACGTGTTTTAATACTTTTAATTTTAAAATTCTTTAATATTTTATCTTTTGGGTATAATAAATCAGCTAACAAACATGAGCTTTCTTCACGAAATCCTGAACCAAATTCATATTTACGACCAACACGCTTACCATGAATTAATTTATTTCTTTTTGCCCAACGAACTGCTGATGTTGTTGAAACATAATTAAGACCTATACCTTTAGCAATATCGCCCATTGAATAAACTTTGTCGCCCATAAATTCAATAATGTCTTTTACAACTTCATCTCTAGTTTTTTGCATTCCATTGTCGTAAATATATTTATAATTTATTAAATCATTTTGCATAATTAATTTCCCTTTTAACAAATTGTTTTGGTAATACAATATAGTCTTCATGCAAGCAACTTGTATATGGTGCATCTGCATAGTATTCTGCAACATAATCATTAGCTACCGCACAGCTTATAAAGTTACCAATATATTTA